GATCTTAAAGCAAGTTGAGTATCTTACCGCATTGTTGTATAACCAACTCGGTCTTACCGAAGAGGTAATGAACGGTACTGCCCAAGAATCAGCAATGATCAACTACTACATTCGTACGATTAAACCTATTCTTGATGCTGCTGTTGAATCTATGCAGCGAGCGTTTCTTGGGCCTACGAGTACTAGTGCTAATCACAGAATTAAGTACTTCCGTGACCCATTCAAGCTTGTTCCTGTTAATGACATTGCTGAGATTGCTGATAAGTTTACTCGAAATGAGATTCTGACAGCAAACGAAATCAGGGGGTTTATGGGTATTCCACCTTCAACGGATCCCAAAGCAGATCAACTAACTAATAGTAACATGCCACAGCCAGTAGATGAAAAGAGTGTTTCGGGACCGGTCACTTTAGAAAGGAACGGTCAAAATGGAAGCGGACTTCAGCGGATACGCAACTAAGGCTGGGCTTAAATGCTCTGATGGTCGAACCATCATGCCTGGTGCGTTCAAACATCAGGATAAGATGAGGGTTCCTCTTGTTTGGCAGCATGGACACACCGACCCCGAGAATGTTCTGGGTCATGCAATTCTCGAGAACCGTGATGATGGTGTTTACACTTACGGATATTTCAATGAGTCGGCTCGTGCTCTTCACACCAAGGGCCTTCTCGAACACGGTGACATCAACATGTTGTCCATCTGGGCAAACGAGCTTGTGGAACGATCCGGTCGAGTCCTTCACGGCGCTATTCGTGAGGTAAGTCTCGTTCTTTCCGGAGCCAATCCCGGCGCCCTCATCGAGAATGTCACTATTCGACACTCTGACGGAGATGAGACTCTGTTGGATGACGAAGCAATCATCTACACTGGTGTTGAGCTTGAGCTTAAGCACTCAGATGATGAAGATAAAGACGAAGACAAAGATGAAGAAGATAAAGACGAAGAGACGGTCCAAGACGTTTATGACACTATGACTGATAAGCAGAAGGAAGTTCTTCACTTTATGCTTGGGCAAGCACTTGATTCCACCGACGGTAGTGTCGAACAGAGTAATCTTGACGACGATCAGGAAGGTAAAGAAATGACCCGAAACGTCTTCGAAAAGGATGAGAAGGAAACTTCTTCTGTTCTTTCTCACTCGGACATTAAAGAGATCGTAGCTGATGCAACCAAGAATGGGTCTCTGAAGCAGGCCGTTGAGGGCTATGCCCTTTCTCACGGCATCAATGACATTGAGACTCTCTTCCCAGAAGCTACTGCAATGACTGCAGCGCCGGAATTCTACGCCCGGCGTATGGAGTGGGTCAATGGCGTCCTTTCTGGGGCCCGTAAGACTCCTTTCAGCCGCATCAAGACCCACACGGCTGACCTCACGTTCGAGGATGCTCGAGCCAAGGGTTACATCAAGGGTAATCTGAAGAAGGAAGAGTTCTTCGGAACGTCTCGTCGAGTCACCACCCCTCAGACTATTTATAAGAAGCAGAAGTTGGACCGTGATGACATCATTGACATCACTGACTTCGACGTCGTGGCGTGGATGAAGGGCGAGATGCGTGTCATGCTCGATGAGGAGCTCGCACGAGCAGTCCTTATCGGCGATGGCCGTGACCCTGGTGACGAAGACAAGATCAATGAGACCAACATCCGCCCGATCGCTAAGGATGATGATTTCTACACGATCACTGTCAACGTCAACACCGGAGACGCTAGTTCTTCGTCTCAGGAAATCGTCGACGCTATTGTCATGAGCCGTCAGTACTACCGTGGTACTGGTCAGCCGACGATGTACACCACCGAAACCGTTATTGCTCAGTTCCTTCTTCTGAAGGACACGCTTGGTCGTCGTATTTATACTTCACTTGACCAGCTGGCTACTGAGCTTCGGGTTAGTGGTATCGTTGCGGTTGAGGTTCTTCAGGACGAGCCTGACATTGCCGCTATTCTTGTCAACATGACGGACTACGTCATTGGTGCCGACAAGGGTGGTCAGGTCGCTCTGTTCGACGACTTCGACATCGACTACAACCAGTACAAGTACCTGATCGAGACCAGGTGTTCTGGAGCTTTGGTTCGTCCCAAGTCGGCGATGGTCGTTAGGTTGACTGCTGCTGATTCGGACCTGGTTGCTCCTACGATGCCTAGCTTCGTTGAGGAAACTGGTGTGGTTACCATTCCGACCGTGACTGGCGTTGTGTACAAGAACGCTGACACGGACGCAACGCTTACTGCAGGCGCTCAGGCCGCTCTCGCTGAGGGTGCAACCTTGAACGTCGTGGCGGTGCCGGCTTCTGGTTACCACTTCGCCAGCAGCGAGAACGACACTTGGGACTTCACTCGTCCGGTTGCTTAATCTAAGGAGTTAAGATGAGATTCTTTGGAAAAGTTGGTTACGGCGATTCCATTGAAAATCCATCTGGCTCTGGTGTGTGGATTGACACTATTACTGAGGTTGAATATTACGGCGACGTCATCAGAAACACGAGAAAACTAGAACCTGGTGAAAGTCTAAATGACGACATCACGGTCGGTAATTCAATAAGCATTGTTTCTGATGACTACGCTATTAAACACTTCTTTAAAATCAAATACGTGCAATGGGCGGGGGTTCTGTGGACTGTCACAACTGTGGAAGTCAAGAGCCCTCGACTCATTCTTAGTCTTGGGAGTGTGTACAATGGCCCCACGGCTTGAACTTCAAGAACTTTTAGTAGAAATTCTTGGAAACGATCAAGTATATTTTCAACCTCCACCCACTGTTAGTATGGATTATCCGTGCATTGTCTATCAGAGAGATTTTGAAACAAGCCGATTTGCTGATGATAGACCATATTTTCGTAGAAAGCGTTATCAAGTAACGGTGATTGATCGAAATCCAGATAGTGTCATTCCGGATAAAGTTGCCGAACTACCTTTATGTATGTTCGATCGGTTTTATACCGCTGAAAACCTCAATCATGATGTTTTCAAACTTTTCTTCTAGGAGGAAGAACCAATGCCTGCACTTGTTTGGGATCAAGTCGGAGAACGTCTCTATGAGACTGGTGTAGACCACGGCGTTCTCTATGTTCCAGATGTTTCTGGAGTTTATGCTACTGGCGTTGCTTGGAACGGTCTTACTGCTGTCACAGAGAGTCCTAGTGGGGCTGAGGCCAACGCCATCTACGCCGACAACATTAAGTACCTCAACCTCATCTCGGCTGAGGAGTTCGGAGCCACGCTCGAGGCGTTCACCTACCCTGACGAGTTTGCTCAGTTCGATGGTCTGGTTACTCCGGAGCCTGGTGTTTCGGTTGGTCAGCAGACCCGAAAGATGTTCGGTCTTTCTTATCGAACTCGTCTTGGTAACGACGTCCTTGGTGAGGAAAACGGTTACAAGCTTCACCTCGTTTACGGTTGTAGCGCTGCTCCTTCGGAGAAGGCCTATAACACCATTAACGACTCGCCAGAGGCCATTACCTTCAGCTGGGAGATCTCCACTAACCCTGTCCCCGTGACGGGATACAAGCCGACCTCGATCATTGTTATCGATTCGACTGTGGTAGACCCAGCAGATCTTACTGCTCTCGAGGAGGAGTTGTACGGCGGTGTTGCTGTTGCAAACCTTCCTACTCCCGACGAAGTGATTGCACTCTTCGAAACTCCTTAAGGATTTAGAATGCTTAAGCTTACTATTATCGGAACAGAGTATTTCAACGAGGAAACAGAGACTTTTGAATCTGTCGATAATATCGATTTAGAGCTAGAGCATTCTTTACTATCTTTGTCAAAATGGGAGTCGAAATACAAAAAACCCTTCTTGACTAGTGAAAAGAAAACTATGCAAGAGACGGTTGATTACATCCTAGCCATGATTCTCACTCCTGATTATCCGGAGGACATCTTCCAAAGGTTGTCGCAGACTGACATTCGACAAATTAATGAGTATGTTGATTCTTCAGAATCTGCGACTACTTTTGGAACGATGCCAGAACGTAAGGGTGTCGGGGAAGTTATCACATCTGAACTAATTTATTACTGGATGGTGGCATTTACAATCCCATTTGAATGCGAACGATGGCATTTGAATCGACTTTTTGCTTTAATTCGAATCTGTAACATTAAAGCGTCTCCTCCGAAGAAGATGTCTCGTGGGGAGATCGCTAGAAGAAATCGTGATCTGAATGCCCAACGAAGAGCGCAATACAACACTAAGGGTTGATGGGAGGTGAAATGGCAGCAATTGTTTGGGATCAAGTAGGCGATCGCTTATATGAAGCCGGTGTGTCTAAAGGAGTACTTTATCAAGAAAACAGAGTTGGTGTTCCTTGGAATGGGCTTATTGCTGTTGAAGAAAGCGTTGACGATAGCGTAGAGCCGATTTACTTCGACGGAGTTAAGTTTAACGACGTTGTGACTCTTGGTGATTTTAGCGCAATCATTCGTGCGTATACTTATCCAGAAGAATTTTTACCTTATGAAGGAAGTCTTGAAGACCAGGACGGCTTTTACGTTTCGAATCAACCAAAGCGTAGGTTCGGCCTATCGTACCAAACCGAGGTTGGTGATGATATTTCGGGACTTGGAGCGGGGCAAAAGATTCACATTCTTTACAATTTAACGGCGGTTCCTTCTGCAGCAACTTTTCAAACTCTTGGTGATGAAATGGAGCCAATCGAGTTTGAGTGGTCGGTTACGTCAGTCCCAGAGCCTATTGCCAATTTTCGTCATACTTCTCATGTGGTTATAGATAGTCGTAGAATGAATTCAAGTTTGTTTTTCGACATTCAAACCATTCTATATGGTGACGAAACCAACGACCCAATTCTTCCTTCACTTCAGAGTCTTTCCACGTTTGTTAGGAAGTGGGACCGTCTCATTATATTTGATAACCAGGATGGTACTTGGACTGCTGAGGTAAGAACGCCGGGCATTCTTTCTATGCTCGATGAGACTACGTTCCAAATCATCTCTGATTCTGCAGAATATATTGATGCGGATAGTTATACAATTGAGAGTAGTGATAAGAATGAGGAGGATATATGGCTACCGTAACCGGTTTAACTGCTGAACGTATGGAAGAAATGGAAGCGGCTACTATTATTGATGGTGATGTAGTTGGTGATAATCTTATTTTAACCACAAGAGGTGGAACACCTATCAATGCTGGATCTGTTAGAGGTCCTCAAGGTGTTCCTGGCGCAGCTCATATTATCGTCACAAGTACTACTCGCCCGACATTAACTGCTCCAGATGCTGGTAAATCTATTTACGAAACAGACACTAAACTGGTTCGTGTGTGGACTGGTACAAAATGGCAAGTACAAGAAAAGATTATCGCCACAAGTACTACTCGCCCGACAATGACTACCGACGACGAAGGCGTTAGGCTTTATGAAACTGACACAAATCTTGAATTTTTATGGAATGGTACGGCGTGGGTATTTTCTTCTTTTAACTCAACATTTGCTAATGCAGCAGAACGTGCTTCGCTACTTCCTTCGCCACCAGAAGGAACATTAAGTTTTTTGCTTGATGCGCATTCATTTGAAATTTATGATGAAGGTAATTGGAGTAAACCTTGGCGTATGCCGTGGGGTTTAGTGGCGAGAATTATTAGTTCATCAGCATCGAGTATAGATACATATGGATATCCAAACGTATCTAATGTAACTGGTTTGTCAATGACGGTACCGTTTGTTTATGGACGCATATATAAGTATACTATACAAGGAGTGGTAGACGCTAATCAAGAAGGAACGATTCCTGCGTGGTTTGTAACTAAAAATGACAACACAGTCATTAACAATGACGCGTTCAAGTCAAAAGGTCATATTATTGGTGTCAATAACCAAGAAACAGTTCATAGTGTCAGTTTTGAAGATGCATTATCAACAGTGTCAGAAATAAGGAAAGTTCGACTTAAGAATGATGGTGATGGAGCAGCAAGATGGGTATCTAGTACACAATATAGATCAATGTTTATAGTTGAAGACATTGGGGCATGGATTTAACAATAGCATAGAAGGTGCCCATGGCTGCTTTATCATCTTCTGGTTCCTATGAAAAGACACAAAAGTTTTTGAATTCTCTACTGTCTGGTGATGTTTGGGCCGGTCTTGATCGTTATGGACAAGACGGAGTTAATGCTTTATCACGAGCAACTCCTAAACTTACCGGATTAGCCTCAGAATCTTGGGATTATACAGTTACTCACTCTCCCAATCGCCACACTCTTAGTTGGAATAACACAGACGTCGAAGGTGGCGTCAATATTGCTGTTATTCTTCAATACGGTCACGGTACTGGTACCGGTGGTTATGTGGCTGGAATTGATTATATTAATCCAACGATGGGTCCCTTGTTCGATAAGATCATCAAGGATATTTGGGAGGAGTTGATTAATGGCTAGCGTTGAAGATCGCATTGTACGGATCGAATTCGATAATAAAGGATTCGAAAGCAAGATTCAAGGCACTCTTGACGCCATTGAATCGCTCAACCAAGCCTTGGAGTTCGAACAAGGTCTTCAGGGACTTGCTGAGCTTTCTAGTGCTGCTGGTAGTTTCAACTCCTCTGGTTTGTTGGGAATGGCCGAGGCTGTCGATAATATTGGCAGCAAGCTTAGCGCTATGGGCGCTATTGGTTTCAGCGTTATTCAGAGCCTTACCCAAGGCGTATTGGGATTCGCTAAACAGTTCGGTGGTGATATTCTAGACCCAATTTTTGGCGGTGGTACACGAAGAGCTCAGAACATTCAGCAAGCTCAGTTTATGTTCCGAGGTCTTGGTATCGACGTCGAACAGGGTATGGCAAGTGCTCTTGCGGCGGTGCAGGGTACTGCGTATGGTTTGGACGAGGCGGCTAAGGCTGCCTCACAGTTTGGTGCATCTGGTATTGCGGTAGGCGACGACATGACCGCCGCCCTTAGGGGTGTCGCTGGCGCTGCTGCTATGACAGGAGCATCGTTTACTGAGATTGCGTCTATTTTCGCTGGTTCTGCGGCTACTGGCAAAGTCAATAGCATGGACCTCATGCAGTTCGCTACAAGAGGTCTTAACG